AAAAATTTACAACCACTATTTCCATTCCATCTATTAGTGGAAAAACTATTGGCACAGATGGTAATGACTATTTTCAAATAATATTTTGGTTTGAGGCAGGTTCAACTTACAATTCCAGAACCAACTCACTAGGCAACCAATCTGGAACCTTTGACATTGCCCAAGTCCAACTTGAAGAAGGCACAGTCGCAACTCCGTTCGAGCATCGTCCAATTGGGGTAGAACTAGGGTTGTGTCAGAGGTATTACCAGAAGATTTCTGGTAATTTGTACGGGACACAGGGCAGTGCAAGTTATGCGGTTTGGCAATTTAAGGAAACATTTAGAGCGCAACCTACTTGTACTGGCAACAACTCTGGTTCTGTTGTTGATTACCGAAATACCGATTTTGTTTCATGTTACTATAATGGTGGATATGCTAGTTGGACTAATGCAACTGCCGAAGCAGAGTTATAAAAAATGAGTTATACATATAAATTACAAGCAAATTACATTGATCCAATGGGTGAACTTCGGATACCTGATTTTATTATAAGAATTGAAGACAATGCCTATATCCCCTTCGACCCAGCAAACACTGACTACCAAGAATATCTTGCTTGGCTAGCCGAAGGTAATGAACCAGAACCACCAGATGAACCACAACAAGAGGAACCGCAAGCATGACCAAAGCTAGAAACATAGCAGAATTTGCAGACGATTTAAGCGTATCAAATGGTGAGGTTTCCATTGCCGATTTGAAACCTAGCCAGAGTATGATGTTTCGGAATAAGATTATTAATGGGGATATGCAAATTGACCAGAGAAATGCTGGAAGTAGTGTGGTTTTGTCAAATGCAAATAATCTTCCTGTTGATAGATGGAGAGCATATGCGGCATCTGGTTCAGGACATACTGCACAACAATCAACAGATGTGCCTAGTGGAGTAGGGTTTAGTAATTCTGTAAAACTTACAGTTGGAACGGGTGCGAGTCCGGCAGGAAGTAATTTGAATATCTTTTATCATGTAATTGAAGGATACAATATTTCTGATTTAATGTTTGGTTCAACGAACGCTAAATTTGTTACTCTTTCATTTTGGGTTAAATCTACTGGCTTGTCTTATCCAGCAACATTTTCAGCAAGTTTGCAAGATGGGGCAATTCCAATTGGAACAGGCATTCCTAAAGAATATACTATAAGCACTTCAAATACTTGGGAATACAAAACCTTAACCTTTATTGGTGATGTTAACACTGGATCAACTTATTCAAATACCAATGGTAAGGGATTACATATCACTTTTGACCTTGGTTCTGGTTCTGACTACGAAGGGTCTGCTAATGTTTGGTCATCTGGAAATATAAAAAGAACATCTTCAAGTGTTAAACTCATTGAAACATCTGGAGCAACATTATACATCACCGGAGTCCAGCTTGAAGAAGGCTCCGTTGCCACTCCGTTTGAGCATCGTCCTTATGGGTTGGAGTTAGGGTTGTGTCAGAGGTATTATGAAAAATTTGAGGGGGCTATGTATAGTGGAGATGACTCTGGTTCTGGTAATCATTATTCAATTGTCTTTTTTAAAGTTGAAAAAAGAGATGTCCCAACGACTGCTTATAGTCATTTGTACGATACTATTCAACTAATTACTAAACAAAAGTTAAGTCTATATAGGTCAAACTATAATACTTCAGTTGGCGATTTACAGATTATAGCGGAATTATGATTATTAAAACAGCAAGATTGCAGAATACTATATCCCCAATATCTGGGGAGATTATTGAAAGATTAGTAGTTATTACTGATGTTAATGATAATAAAATGACAGTACCATTTGCATCGGGGAACACAGAATATCAAGAGTATCTAGCTTGGTTAGCAGAAGGCAATGAACCAGAACCATCAGATGAACCACCGCAAGAGGAACCACCCGTTACATGATAAATATAGTAAAACAATTTTACTCAATTTAAATTAACAATAGTATGTCATACATCGGTAACTCACCAGTTTTACAAATATCTGAAAGCAAAGAAGACCAGATTGTAACTGCAACAACGCAATCTGTCTTCAACACCAACGGATATCTTGTCGGATACATCACAGTTTACCGCAATGGTGTACGTTTATCTGCAGATGATTTCGTAGCTACCGATGGTGCAACAGTCACACTCAATGCAGCCGCCAACAAAGATGATCTAATCAGTTTTGAATATCGCACCGAAATCACACAAGGTGTGAAGATTAGTGAAATCAAACAAGAGATTCTAGTCACCAACACCGCAGTTACTGCATACACTCTATCCTCTGACCCGCTACCAGAATACACAAACGTCTACTACAATGGTTTGTTGTTGTCTCAAGAGGACTATTCATTCAATGGTAGAGTGATGACCATGTTGTTTAGTTTGAATCTAAATGACGTAATCACGGTCATCATGAAGAAAGGTGTTGATGTTTCAGAGTACTCAGTTGCATCAGAAGCAAGAGAAGAATTCACAGTTACAGCAAACACACAAACAGATTTCATCACATTCAACGAAATCACGGATGGTCTGACAGATGTGTTTGTCAATGGAATCAAGCTTTCCATAGATGATTTCACGGTGACAGGAAGCACAAAGACAATCACATTGACAGATGCTGCGGTGAGTGGTGATTTGGTTGCTGTGATTAGCAAGAACAACTACATCACTGGTCCACAAATCACAGAGGCAAGACAAGAATTCACAGTGACTGCAGCACTTGAAACATCGTTCACAACAAGCGGACGTATTGTTCCAAGTCATACAGATGTCTATCTAAATGGTATACGTTTGAACACTGCGGACTATTCAATCTCTGGTCAGACAGTGACATTGACAGATGCACCTAATGAAAATGACATCGTGGTTGTCTACAGTAGAACAAGCCTGACAGATGCTACAAAGATTGGAGCAACTGGTGGAGGAAATGATAGAGTGTTCTGGCAAAACGATACGACACTCACAACATCCTATTCTATTCCATTGAATACTAATGCGTTGTCTGCTGGACCAATCACAGTAGCAAATGGTGTAGTTATAACAGTGCCTGATGGCTCAACTTGGACGGTGGTATAAATGGCAACGAGTATAATAAAGACTGATGAGATTAGAAGACTAAACGATACAGTGTTGATGAGTGATGGTGTGTTGAGTGGGAATGTTACGTTTCCTGCTGGGCATATTATTCAAACATTTCATAGAACATATCAAATTGAAAACTCTGTCAATTATAATGGCACAACAGCAATAACTGTTAAAAGTGATGGGACTATAAGTGGTTCTAGTACAGAAGAGTTTTATGTTGATGCATCAAATATTACATCTGGGAACAAGATATTTTTGATGTTTACTTTTTCTTATAGCATATATGGTTCTGGGGTGGATGCAATTTTTGGATCATTTGGTATTTGTCGAGATTCATTGACTGTTGATAGCAATGGAGATCCCACTAATGATTTAGTAATTAATCAAACTGCGAATGATATACTTGGGGTTAACCAACAGGCAGGAACTAACATTCAGCATCAAGGTATGTTAACTTTAACAGCATTTGATACTCCTACAGGTGCTAGTCATAGATATAAACTTACTTATCAAACAGCTAGTTCAAATTATTATTTTAAAGTACGACCTCAAGCTATAAATAACTTTTTCGCTTTTGAGGTACAACAATGAATTTTTTAATTGAAGCAATTAATTTTTTTACACCCAATGCTGTTGTTTCTCTTAGTGAAACTAAAATAGTTGAATGGCATGATTCTCGGCCTCAACCAACCGAAGCAGAAATCCAAGCAAAGATTGCAGAATTAGAAGCAGCCGAACCACTACGCCTATTAAGAATAGAACGCAACCGATTGCTACAAGAAACAGATTGGCGTTTTCGTTCAGACCTAACACCAAGTCAAGCATGGTATGAGTATTGCCAAGCACTCAGAGACTTGCCTGTAAATAGTGAACCACAACTAGATGAGTTTGGAAATTTAACTAACGTAAATTGGCCTACACCACCGGAGAATTGATAGATGCCAAGTGCTTTAAGAATAAAAGAACTAAGAGATTTGAATGATAATGTAATCATGAGTGATGGTGCGTTAGGCGCAAATGTCACGTTTCCTGCTGGGCATGTGATTCAGACAAAGGTGATTAAAGATTCTACTGCTAGAGGTGGATTTGGCAGTCAAGGAGACACATACACTGGAGTTAGTATTACATTTGATAACAATTTGTCTAGTACAAACTCAGTTGTCTTAATTGAAGCAAGTCTGCAAATTGATATACAAAATGACACTGGATATGGCTTTACTTGGGGGGCATCATCTACAACATTATCGGGTAATAAAATAGGAGTTGAGGGTAGTACAATTACAAATTTTTCTAGAGGCGCTCCACCTTATATTAACGGATCTCGGCACGGAGATCATGTAAGTTTTATAACCTGTGATTCAAACATTATTTCTGTTACACCGAAAACTTATTATTTGTGGGTTATAAATTCTTACTCTACAAATATTTATATAAATACTCATTTAAATGTAAATCAAGGACAACAATTTGCCACTAACTTTTGGACTGGATCTTCAACAGCAGTTTATAAATTAACAGAGATTGCAGGATGAATAAACTAATAGCAATTAATGAATTAGGTTGTGGCCCAGTCGCTATTGATTCAGATGGGAATGTTACAGCATTGTACAATCAACAATTACCTACTGAAGAGCAAATCCAAGCAAAAATAGCAGAACTAGAAGCAGCAGAACCACTACGCCTATTAAGAATAGAACGCAACCGAATCCTCCAACAATCAGACTGGATGGCAAATTCAGATGTTGTAATGACAGATGAATGGAGAGCATACCGACAAGCACTCCGAGACTTACCAGAAACACAAACACCTGCACTAGATGATAATGGCAATCTAATCAATGTAGAATGGCCAACACCACCAGGAGAAACAAGTGTCAGTTAAAATATTTGGTTCTACAGGTATAGAATTTTCAGATAGCAATCAAGAAATCAAAATCAAAGGACCAACTCAGACATTCAGTTTGAAAGCAACAACTGATGATGAGTTTACTGTATACAATGCTGCGAACAAGTTATGGGGAATGAGTTCTGCTGGATTGGAAAGTAAGCCTAATGTACCTGGATTTGTAGCTTTTGCTAGTGGTAATTCTAATTACTTAACAGTAAATGCCGGTGTACCTTTTCCTGGTAACAATGTTAATTATAATCAGGGCGGTTGTTATGATACAACAACTTATAAATTTACAGCACCAAAACAAGGATTATATTTTTTTGCATTTTCTTCTATAAAAGAAAATACTAGTAGTAGTAGACCGATGTTTTATGTTAATGATAGTAGTACTTACAATCAATGTCAACATGGTATATGTGGAGGTTCAGGTAATGCTAGTAATTCTACTTCCAGTTTAATTTATTTACAATTGGGTGATAGTGTGTATGCTGCTTCACAATCAGGAAGCTTATATTATTATGGAAGCGGTCACAGTACATTTAGTGGATTTCTAATAGGTTAACCCATGACCTATCTCAAGGACAAACTTAAACAAGATTATTCATTGTTCAAAAGTTTGTTCACCAAAGAAGAGTTGTTCAGTTTTCATTTTCTAGTTATGCTTATTTCTTTATTAACTTTACCAGCGATCTTTGCGATTTTATTTTACTATTACATTTGATAAATATATAATAAAATAGTAAAATTCATTTAATATAATTACATGTCAAATAATAGTATACAACATATTAGAGGTACACTTGCCGAACATTCTACTTATACTGGTAGAAAAGGTGAAATCTCTTTAATCACAGATACAACAAACGATAGAGTACCAACTGGTGAAATAAGAATTCATGATGGTGTTACTGCAAGTGGTTTACCCATAAAATTAGGTACATCCTCTTCACCATTGACAAGTGATATCTATTTGGCTAGTGGTTCAGGAATTAATTTTGATGCGTATGCCACAAGTGGAAATCCTAGTTCAAATCTTCTGAATGATTATGAGGAGGGTACTTGGGTTCCAAATATATATGATGCTAATGGTACTATACCATTTAGTGTTCAGTATGCCAATTATGTAAAAACAGGAAAAAATGTATATGTAACATTTTTTGCTAGTGGAGCTTTTAATTACACTTCTAGTGGTAATGTTAGAGTAGGCGGCCTTCCATTTACATCTGATGGTGGTTCATTCAACGGTGCAAAATTTGCAGGAAATTTTTATGTAAGAATGCTTGGCTCTGGCATTGTAAATCCTGGTTGTGTTATTTCTGGCGGCTCAGATCTAATTGAGATTTTAGAAATGAATAGTGGCACTTCTTTTACTGCAAATGTTTCAGCAACTCAAATATTTGTATTTAATAATTCTTCCAATAATTATTTTGGACTTTCGATAGTATATTTAACAAATTAAAATATAGGATTTAAATGCCGTACATTGGTTCAGCAGTAAAAAGTATAAACACAAGGTCAGCAGTTGACCATCAACAATTTCTTGGTTCATCTGCAGATACTGTTACAAATCCTGGATACTATACATTCTATGTGAACTATTCACCGGGTAATATATCTGTTTTTGTAGCAGGTAATAATATAAGTCATACAGACTATACTGCTAATAATGGTACTGATGTAAGAATTTCTACAAGCACATTAACAATTAATCCAGCGGATAATGTAGAAATCATTGGTTATAATATACCAACAAGTCAAGTGTTAGAAAGAAGTGATGTGAATATTACTGGTGGAAGTATACGAAATGTTGAAATATCTGATTCTAATTTTCTTGGAACAAACAATGTACAATTTTCTACGGGTCTGCCAGTTGTAGATAGTACTGGAAATAATGTTATAAGTGAAAGTGGGGGAGTAGTTACTCTTGCAAATAATGTTGTTCCTAGCAGTAGTTATATGTTTCGGAACAAGATTATCAATGGTAATTTTGACATTTGGCAACGTGGGACAAGTCAGACAAGTAGTGGGTATGGAAGTGCAGATAGGTGGAATAACACTCATTCTGGGCCATCATCTAAAACAGCATCACAAGGAGTATTTGCTTTAGGTCAAACTGATGTTCCAGACAATCCTAAATATTATTTAAGGACTGTATTTACAAGTTCAGGTGGGAATGGTGATATTTGTCTAACCCTACAAAATATAGAAGATGTTAAAACATTAGCAGGGCAAACAGCAAAATTGAGCTTTTGGGCCAGAACAACAGGTTCCAATAAAAACATTGCAACTGAAATTATTCAATATTTCGGAACTGGTGGTTCTCCATCACCTTCCGTTCTTTCAATTGGGACAACAACTCACACACTAACAAGTTCGTGGCAGAAATTTACAACTACTGTTTCTATTCCGTCTATTAGTGGAAAGACCATTGGCACAGATGCTAATGATTACTTAGGTTTAAATTTTTGGTTTGAAGCAGGTGCTAACATAAATTCTTCTAGAACTAATTCATTAGGCAACCAATCTGGAACCTTTGACATTGCCCAAGTCCAGCTTGAAGAAGGCACAGTTGCGACACCGTTCGAGCATCGGCCTTATGGGTTAGAGTTAAGTTTGTGTCAACGCTACGCACATTTTATAAGACCAGCATCACAATATGCTGCAATTGGTGTTGGAAGAGCGTGGAGTTCTACACAGGGAAATGCTCATGTGTATCTTCCAGTCAGTATGCGAGGTGCTATAGCAATAGAATATTCAAATCTTAGCCATTTTGATTTACCCCCTGCAGGAGAAGGTGTTAATGGACTACACAATGACGGGTCAACTAAACAAACTGTGAAAGTTGGATGGGTAAGAAATTCAAATGTCACAAGTGGTACTTACTATCAATTAGAGTTTGAAGATTCAAATTGGCAAAATGCTTATCTAGGTTTTACTTCGGAGTTGTAAATGCAATATAAATTAATCAATGGACCAAATAATAAACCTATTAGTATTATGATAGTAGGTGGTAATGTAAGTTTTCCTTTATCTGAGGATTGTAATTATTACCAAGAATACTTGGCATGGCTAGCAGAAGGCAATGAACCAGAACCGGCAGATGAACCAATACAACAACATGAGGAATGATTAATGCCATTCATAGGAAATCAACCCACACAAGAAAAAATACAAGACCATCGTTCATACACTGGTGATGGTGTTAGAACGGCATTTGGTGTTCAGTATGAAGGTGGTGCAGTACTTGTATTTCAAAATGGTATAAAATTAAAAGAAACCGAAGATTATTTATTAAATGATATAGGCACATTTGTTACTTTTGTAGATGCGCCATTAGCAAATGATGTCATAGACCTATATGGAACAAGTGAAATCACAGACCTATCACGTTCAACATATGCCAAAGAAACTTTCACTGCAGCAAAATATCAAACTAACTTTCAAGTACATAATCCAATATCACCAACAGAACGTATCAATGTTTATGTAAATGGTTTAAGATTATCTGAAGTAGATTTTACAATTGATTATGTAAATAAAACTATTATTGTTCCGGAGAGAGACACAGATGATATTGTAATGGTTGAAGTGATCTCACCAGGCTTTAGAAGTTCTATGCATAATGCCAAAAATGAAAAGGCATATCATCCAATGTTCTCCACACCGGATGAGATAAATAGTGATATAGTAATACCAGAAGGAGAGAACGCAATGCTAGTTGGTCCCGTTACTCTGAATGGTGTAATCACTCTCAATGGAACACTCACCGTAGTATAAAAAATAAATGGCAAGCATACTCAAAATTGATGTATTAGAACAAAGATACGCCAATTCAGGATTATATCTTTCTGGTAGGATTCACGGTCCTCAGGGAGATATAATTAATAATGGTAGAGTTGTTCTTCCTGGAAACTTTGAAGCAAATACATTCAATGTTCTTGAAAGTCTAGATGCTAATACAATAAATGCCAATACAATATTTCTCGGTGGAGTCAATGGTAAGCTTGAATTTGACGCAAACACTTCCACATTAAAAATCAATAATGCTTCCCTTGCATTACAATCTGATGTCTCTACATTAATTGAAAATAGTTACACTAAGTTTACAGCAAATAGTTCAATTACAGCAGGAGATTTAGTAAGTTTATTAGATAATGGTAAAATTGAAAAGACAGCAGAAGCGAGTGTTAGAACTAACAGTGTTGGTGCTACTACAACATTTGATAGTAATGCTAGTGACAACATATATGTTCAATATGATAAAACTTTAAACAAAGTACTTGTTTCATATGCGGTTGGAAGTTCCTCTGCTTGCTACGGTGTACTTGGAACGGTTAATGCTGACGGAAGTATAACATTTGGAACACCACTTCAGATTACTTCTCAATATAATTTGATGACTGGTGCGATAGACCCCGTTCAAAATAGAGCAGTTTTTACATTTTTAGGTGATGTATATATTGCTGAAATTTCTGGTAACAATCTTATAAATTTACAATCTCCAATAACATTTGATAGTAGTACAGAAAATTATAATGCGACAATATATGACCCAAATTCTGGTAAAATAATAATAGCATATTCAGATAGTGCGAGTCCTACAGGTAGAGCAGGTAATGTACTGGCGGTAACTGTTAATGGAAATTCAATTACATTTGGACAAACAACTGTTTTTGAGGCTTCCAATACAGAAACGATTTCTTTAAGTATAGATAATGATACAAATAAAATAATTATCGGATATTCATTAATAGGATCATCCGCTAGATGTGTTATCGCAACTGTATCTGGAACAACAATAACAACAAGCTCACCTGCCGTTGCCTCTCCAGGTACAGCAGATTTTGTAAAATTTACTTATGCTTCAAATGGCATAGTTGTTGCTGCTTTCCGTGATAATACTAATAGTAACTATGGTGCATATTCTATAGGACAGATATCTGGCAACTCAATAACATTTGGAAGTTCTGTTGTTTTCAATTCTGCAACTTCCGTACCAATAGGTTTGAGTTATGATAATGTAAATGAGAGAATTTCAATTTCATACAATGATTTTGGAAACAGTAATTATGGTACAGTAAAATCCGGTATAATTGAAAACGGAGCTATAACATTTGAAGCTACAGATATATTCAATAGCAGTGCTACATATGAAGTTTTTAGTGTAGTTGATACCACATACAATAGAATTTTAATAGGATTTAAAAATGGTGCTACTGGTCCTGGTAGAATAAATGTATATTCAACGTTTGGAACCGAATATAAAGATAACGTAGATAATTATATTGGAATAGCAAAGGATTCAATTGCTGCTACTCAGGAAGGTTCTGTATTCATAATTGGAGACATTGCTGATAATCAAACAAGTCTCACAGAAAATCAAATTTATTATGTTGATAAAACAGGAAGCCTAACCACATCCAAAACAGAATATAGTATTGTAGGTAGAGCGGTATCAAATACGTCAATACAATTACTTGACAATAAACCAACATTACTTACTGATTTAAATATTATAGATGGAACTAATTCACAAGTATTGACAACATATGGTAATGGTTCTTTTTATTTTGCCGCAGCTAGTGACCCTATAGCAGTATCCAAAACTAATACTACAAATGCCATTCTATCAACAGTTACAAATGTAAATGATTTTAGATTTGATAGTGATAGTGGTTTTGATGTTGTTGATTTAGGAGCAGGTGCAGTAAAGATTCAAATGAATTCAACTTTCAAAACATTGAAAGTTTCTGGTCAGAGTGATTTAGTAGCAACTGGTTTAGATACATTAGAGTTAATAGGTTCTGGAATAACAATTACAACAGATGCTGTAGCTAATCCTAAAACACTCACATTTACTGGTGCCAGCACTCTTACTGATTTGGGAATAACTGATGGTAGTGCAAATCAAGTATTAATTACAGACGGTTTAGGAAACTATTCTTTTGCTAATGCTGCTTCGGGAGGCGCAAGCACACTAACAGATTTAGGCATAGCTGATGGTGAATCAGACCAAGTGCTTACAACAGATGGAAATGGTAGTTTCTTCTTTGGACATTCATTATCTATATTAAATCAAGATTTGATTGATGGTGGAGAAATTACAGAATTGCGTGATTGTCGTACAGTTATTGATTTAGGTAGTGTAGATACAAGATTGGGATATGCCGTACCTGAAGGTAGTAAAACTATTCTTTTAGCAAATGATTCTACAATTGTTTCTTCTACAAATGATATAATTATATCAGAAACAAATGGATTTGCAAAATTAGAAAATGTCACTATAGATTTAAGTGGAAAAACGGATGCAATTATAGTTCCAAAAGGTACAACAGCACAAAGACCTAGTTCACCTATTGCTGGAATGATTCGTTATAACACAGAATTAGACCAGTATGAATTATATGATGAAACAACAACAGCTTGGGGAAAACTTGGAGATCAACCACCTACAATTTCCAGTATTTCTCCTGCCACAACAGAAACTGTTTCAGGTACAACACAATTTACTGTGGTCGGCACTAATTTTGAATCCACAGGAATGACAACTCAATTTGTGAGTACGGTAGATAGTACCGCTGTAAATAGAACTGCATTTATTTTTGATAATAGTGGTCAAATTAGAATCACCTTTGATAACACAGATTTTGATGCCGCAAAAGAACCTTACAATTTAATTGTTACAAAATCCAGTGGTTTAAGTGTTACTAAACTAAATGCATTATATGTAGATGAAGCTCCTGTTTGGTCACTTACAAGCACAAATATTGCTACTATTTTACCACAAGCAATTACAAATGTCAATATAGATTTACCTACAGCAACAGACCCTGA